TTCATCATCAATTTCATCAAGTTCAATTCCGGACTCTTCTGCAAGTGTCCTGTCTATCTTGCCCCAATATTCCAGAACTTCAAATCTGTCTTTTTTAAATTCTGTTTCGTTTTCTCTGTCTTGAAGACGATGCTCAAATCCCTTTGGTGTATAGTTTGGCCCTTCTTCCAAGCATTTAATAATTTCTTCTAACCTAAAAAATGGCCTGTTAATTAATTCACGCAATTGACTTGCATTCATTTTATGTCGTTCAATAATATAATTGCAGTCTTCAATTTTTGTCGCTTCTGGGTCTGGATATAAATCCCAACAACTGACTGCCTCTACCATTGGACATACTTTTTTTGATGGATTATAAGCTGAAGCTCCTGTTTCCGGGTCTTTAGTCCAACGATGCATATCCTTTTCAAATGTAAAAGGCCCTTTAAGAATTCCCGTTCCTAAAAGAGCCATCTCAAAAAGTGTATGTCGTATTTCCTTTATTGCATTATTCTCTTCCAACTGGTCAAGAATAAGTTTTTTCATATTTTCAGCTGATTCTTTTGCCGGTTCTATTTGCGGCATTGATTTTAAATCAGGTGACGGCCCTTCAGAAAATTGTGCCTCTCCATTATATTTTTCAGACAGTCCGCCTAAAATATCATCATAGGTAGCTCCTGTAGGTAATTCTTTTCCATCTCCGGCAAATCCATAGGGATTTTCAGGCTCTTTGGATTGCTTATCATCTTGTTTTTTATTAATATGGGCATATTCCGATACACCATCAGGAAGTGGTGTTGAATCTATTCCAATAGGAAACTTTCCAGAAGAAAATAAAACGTCAGTAATCTGACCATATGCTGCAAGAACTTTAGTTTTTGTTATCTTAACAAAGACACGTGATTTTTCCGATTCAGTAAAAGACATATCATTACCGTAAAGACCACGATAATTTCTATATGCTTTTAGCCAACGCTGTTCATCAAAAAATCGAGCATCTTCTGAAGCCGATAATTTACCTTTGATAATTCCAACAAGTAAGTCTTCCTGCACAGATTTTTCTTCATTGTCCCCCAAGGAGATAATTTTATCTGTTGGTTTTTGTTCCATTAAAATTAACTGTTATGTGAACCTTGCGTAATCTTTGCTTTTGACCAAGACGCAGGTTTTGCGTTTGCAGATTTTCCACCTGCACCAGAAAATTCCCCTTGCTTATATTTTTTCATAATGGAAGCAGATGGTTTTTCTTTTCTGTCCAGACCATAGGCCTGACCCATTTCACCTTGCGTATATTTTTTCATAATTGGTTGTGGCATTGTTTCCTCCTGTTAATATTAATATCCTATTGTCGTAGGTTTTTTTGGTTTTACTTTACCCAGTCTTCTTCCAACTGGGTTTTTTTTATTTTTTTTCTTTTTTAAATAATTTTTAACTGCCCTAACTATTGCAGGTGTTATTACTGGTAATACCATATCTCCCCCTAATAATCCTTTTCGTTAGCCAACTTCCAGAAAGATGGTTGGACTTGTTTATTTTTCTTAGTTGGATAATCTTTTGTAGAAACTTCCGGATTCGCTTCAGCTAATAAATTAAGATTTTCCATCTTATCCTTTTTCTTCGGATAGGGCATACCGAGGTCACCCTGTTTGTATTTAGTCATTACTGGTTGTGGCATTTAGCCCTCCTTTATGTTTTGTTTTAGATAATCTAAAAACCAAGGATTATCTCTCATTATTGTTGTTAATCCATTTGCAATTGTACTGCAAGTCTTTTCTTCATCCTTCTCACTTAAATTCGTATTCCATTGAAACATTACACCGTGCAGTAATTCGTGAAGTAATGTGTTTGCGTGGGAAATTCCCGTATCGGTTTTTGACAGGCCAATCGCTTTTTCTTTTTGAAAAAATTCTCCATACGCCTCATTTGACGATGCTAAATTTTTACCCCACTCTTGAAAAACATAATCCTGATACCCTATTTTTATTTTTTCTGGTAATTTAATCTTATTCATATATTATCCTCTTAATACCCGAAGATTTTGTCAGCAGGTTCAAACTTTTGCTCCTTTGCTCTTTGCCAATGAGTTTGCAATGAACTTGGATGAAGCGGTCTGCTCATACATCCGTATCGCAACGCATCATAAGCGTGGTCTTCTGCTTTTGTATCAACATCTTCCGGATTGTTTTTATCCGTTGGTAGTAAGGGAAGTGTTCGTATTGTGTTTACACAATTTTCAAAAAAGAATATTCCGGGGTACTCTATGTCAGGGTCTATGTACAATCTTTTATGGACTTCAAGTTTTCCATTTATCCGACTTCGTGGTGACCTGTCAGATGGTCTCCAACGACATCCTTCCTGTATCATTGTTTCCGCTATACTCGGCCCTGCGTCTCCTCGTCTTGCCCACGTGGATGAATCCAATACACCATAATAAATATTTTCACCATATTCTGCGTCTATAACTTGTCTGGCGAATACATCCGCTGTAGTTTTTCGTGTATATAATTCCCTGTAGACATATAAATAATTATCAAAATCAATAGCAATCCATAAGCAACAAGCAGGACTGGCATAACCCCAGTCACAAGTACGAAACTTAATCCAGTTATTAGGTATTTCAAATGGTTCAATAACGTGTACACTTCTATTAAATTCAGGAAATGCCGAACCTTCAAACGCATCCCAATCACCTTCTAAAAATTGCTTTCGTTGAATTTCCGGCAATGATGACAGCATAACCATATAATCATCCGTTTGTGTTAAATAAGGATTATCTTGTAATTTTGCCGGAATGAATCTTCTTGTTATTTTTTTCACACCTAAAGGTGTGTCTATTTCCAGTATAAACGGCTCATTTGCCTCAGCCGGTTCAACAAACATTTCTTTTACCCACGTTGAACCAATATTTCCGGGATTGCCTGTCGCTCTCATAAAGACAGGAATTTCCGGGTCTACACTTCTTAGGGAGGAACGTAAAAAGTTGTAAATTTCAGGATTAGGATATTGTGGCAGTTCATCAATGCCTATCCACGTATATGATTGCCCTTGGTAACGAAGAGCATCAACTAGATTCTCTGCATAACCAAATTCAATTTTTGCACCGGATGGAAATCGCCATTCCTTTTCCTGCTCTCTCCATTTAGCACCGGGAAACGCCTTTGCATATAATCGTTGAGAATGTGTAATCAAATCTCTTAATTCCGGCATTGACCTTCTTAACAACAAAGCACGATGATGTGTTTTATGACAATAACGCAAAGGGTCGACTAACATTGCATAAGATTTGCCTCCGCCTCTGGCTCCACCATAAAAAACTTCCTGTTCCGATGCGGAAAGAAATTGTGTCTGGGGGCCTTCATTCGGTTGAAAAACAATATTCTGCTCTTCCACCAATTCTTTTACATTAGGAGGAACATCATCAAGTTTATCTTTTTCTATAATTTGCGATTCTTTCCCTGAAAGGGCTTTTTCTATATTCTTTAAATTCTCTTTTTTTGTTTTTGCCTTTCTTTGAGCTAGAACATATTTTTCTCTAGCCTTTTCAACTTTTCTATTTTCAGCATTCAGTGTTCGTTTTGCCGAACGCTTTGCCTTTACATATTTCTCTTTTAATGTTTCTGTTTTAGCAGAAACTTTTACTGTTCTTTTTCTTCCAACCCTTCTAGGTTTTGGCGGTGCGATATCCTCTACCATTTTCTATTTAAAACTTTTCTCAACCCCATACCGGTAACTTTTCTGCCAGTCTTTCGATACATCCAATCAGCCACTTCTCTATAGGATGAACCTTGTATGTATTTTCTTGCCTGTTCAATCGCATTTATTTCTTCGGGAACAGATTCTATATAATTTTCTTTTTCCGATTCCTTATATCCAAAAGGTATAACACGAGCTACTCGCTTACGCAGAATCGTCTGTTCGTTCTCCGTCTTTGGGCGGGAGAATAAAGATTCCTGAAATTGATTTGACATTAATATCCACCTTCTCTTTTTTTGTTAGGCCTACTCTATCTAAAATTTGTTTTGCAGCTTCCACTCGAATACTTGCGGCAGGTGTTTGCCCATCTTCATCCAATGCCCTTACCAAACCCATTGTTGCCCTTGGCGAATACGAAGCTAAAACTTCTTCTGCCCGTTGAATGATTTCATCTTTCAATGCCCGTAAAACTTTTGGATATGAATGTTCTGAATATCCCGCTATCTCTCCTGCCTTTTTTGGAATGCCGTGAGCATCCCCAAATAAAGCGTTAAGAAACGCTGTTTGTTGTTCCGTTAGTTGTTGTGTTTTTTGC